TGGCTAAAAAAGGCACGTTTAGAGTGACCTATAAGCCTGACTTTTACAATGAGTTCGATTTTGACAGTCCTGAAGACTTTTTGAACAAAGTTCTACCATGTTTTGAAAAAGAAGTATTGGAGCATATATATGGATAACGATAAACTAGAACAGTATGGTAATGTGTATTCTAAAATAGGCTGGGAAGGTGGAACTGGTATATTCAGTTACGGAAACCCAGGTTGTGATTTTGACCCAGAATTGAACGAAGCATTTGAAAAGGCTCAAGCTGCAGTAGATGCTTTCGAAAATATGTTGGAATCAAAAATTGAAGCACTTGGTGGTAGCACAGAGGACTTTGAAGTATGAGTAAGACATCAGCATTTCCTAAGATTCTACACATAGGGGACAAACAAATATTGGATTTGTTTGAGACAGAAGTAGAAATAACCGAAAAGATAGACGGCAGTCAATTCGGTTTTGGTAAGACACCAGATGGTGAACTTATCATACGCTCAAAGGGGCGTGAAATAGAAGCAGATAATGCCGATAAGCTATTTTTACCTGCAGTTTTGTATGTAAATAGTATAGCAGATAGGATACCAAATGGATTTTTCTTCTACGGGGAAACACTATGTGCACCAAGGCACTCTACACTCGCCTACGATAGAATCCCACGGAATCACATCGCATTGTTCGCTGTGTACGAGGTTGAGCCGAGAGTGTACCATAATTACGACACAATACGTGAATATGCAGAACTATTTGAGGTTGACGCTGTGCCCCTCTTGTTTAGAGGAGAAACTTCCGCAGTTAATGTCCTCGAAATGGTTAAGGACACACCCTCATATCTTGGTGGACAATCTGTTGAGGGAGTCGTGGTCAAGGCGTACAAGGATTGGATGTTCCTTGGACAGATTCCTCTCAGTGTAATGTCTGGTAAGTACGTTACTGAAGAGTTCAAAGAAGTACACCAGAAAGACTGGTCTAAGCTCAATACGGGTAAAGGCAAGTTTGAAGTTCTGAAAGAGAACTACCGAACGGTTGCACGATGGAATAAGGCAGTACAGCACTTGCGAGAAAATGGTGAGTTGACTGGTACTCCTAAAGACATCGGAGCGTTAATTAAAGAAACCAGAGTTGATATTGAAGCTGAAGAAAAAGAGAATATCAAAGATGTTCTATGGAATATCTATAAGGAAGACATTCTCAAGTACTCGGTATTCGGTCTCGCACAATGGTATAAAGAAGAGTTAGTTAAAGGGGAAATAAATGAACACGATAAGTAGAATCACAGTAGAATTGCTACACGACAAGATTCACGAAGCTGCACAAGCTGCAGCACCGCTGTTTAACCTATATGGTTGGACTTACGGAGACAGCAACGTACCGCCTACTCACAGCGAGCTGGTTGATACTATTACCCGACTTACGGAAAGTGCCCTTGAGTACTTCTATAAATCAGAAGAACAGTTCCGTGATTCTGAGGTTGGTAGTGGTCGATTTAGTGTACGAGTAAAAGAGTTTGAAGATGAAGTTGATGTTAGAATCGTATTAGACCTAGCAAGCAACGCATGGTTCAAAGCTCACCCGAGGTATGTATGATGAGTGTTGAAGAAGTACTAAAAGAACGAGGTACACGCTATGGTCAGTTTGTTAATCAAGCTGGCATAGCCCAGGGAATCCATTCAGTAATTGAATATGGTATGGGTGTTTCAGGTAAAACGAAGCACAAAGATTTCCATGTTGATGAGCTAGAAGCGTTGCATATGATTGTAAACAAGATTGCTAGAATCGTCAATGGAGACCCCCACTATTCTGACTCATGGAGAGATATAGCAGGTTATGCTACACTAGTAGCTGACAGACTCGACAACGACAGCAAACAAAACCTATTGGAGAGTCAAAATGAACGAGGAAGAGACGCAGAAGAAGCTAGACCAGATAGCCCAGATAATGAGCCAAGTGAAGCCAGGGGAGACGCTGGACAAGAAGAGGATAACCCAACTACAGACCCTAGTTGACCCTCAAGACGCACTTAACTGTGAAGGTTGTCAATAAGTAAGGAGTTAATCATGCAGCAAAAAAATAAGAAGTTTCCAATTCCTGGGGTGATTTACAGTATTGCATCTAAGGGAGCTGGATGGTTTCACTATCCGTTCAATACTGGAGAGAATAAGAAGAAACTCGAAGAGTTGAAAAGGAGTTTAGATGCCACCAGCAACACAGCAAAAGGCTGAACGACAAGTTGCACAAGCCAATCCTAAACTTTTAGCATTGAAGGGGCTTCCAGCATCAGGTAAAACTACCTATGCTCGGGAGCTAGTAGCTAAAGGGTGGGTTCGTGTGAACAAAGATGATTTACGAGCTATGCTACATAATAGCAAGTTCAGTAGACCAAATGAAGCGTTTGTTCTTCAGTTACGTGATGAAATTATCATCCGTGCTCTAGTAAACGAACAAAATGTAGTAGTGGATGACACTAACTTAGACCCTAAACATGCTGACCAGTTCAAGAGCATCGCAGGTGAGTTTATGGCAGATTACGAAGAGAAGTTCTTTGACACACCAGTTAAAGAGTGTATCAAGCGTAACGCATTACGTGAGAATCCAGTACCAGAGAAAGTCATATATCAGATGTACAACAAGTACATTGACCCACCAGTAACACCAGTGGCATATGACGATAGTAAAGAAGAGTGTATTATAGTTGATGTTGATGGTACTCTAGCACACATCGCAGATGGTCGCAGTCCTTATGACGCAAGCCGAGCCATGAACGATGAAGTTGATGATGCTGTTAGTGTAGTCACCGCTATGATGTACGAACACGGCTATAAGGTTATTGTCCTTACTGGTCGAGATGGCAAAGACCGACAGGTAACAGAAGAATGGTTAGAAGCTAACGGAATCCCTTACGATGAGTTATACACTCGAGCTGAAGGTGACACCCGTAAAGATTCAATAATCAAAGAAGAGTTGTATCGTGCACATGTAGAAGCAAGGTTTAACGTGAAGTTCGTTATGGATGACCGAAACCAAGTAGTTGATATGTGGCGTAAACTTGGGCTTAAATGCTTCCAGGTAGCAGAGGGAAACTTTTAATGATTAAAGTAGAAGATGTTTACCCAATCACAAGACGAAAAGAGCCAGGAAGTGACCACGAGTATGTTTTCATCACAGACGATGACTTGAAAGAATATACTCCACCAGTTAAGATGGATAGTCTTAACCGCTTCCTGACTGGACAGACACGTTATATGTGGGGTACATATCCGCACGATGTGGAACGATGGCTGAACAACAAGCCAAATCTCGGCTGACTGAATCCCTGAAAAAGAGGGATAAGTACGGTGCTATACTAAAACCAGGTGATGTCTGTATCTGGGGTAGTAAAGCAGGGGCTATCATCTGTATTTATGCAGGTGGTGCTCCAGGGGGCATGACTGGTCAGTATGGTTCATTCCATACGCCAGTTGGTCTCAAGAGTATAAGATATAAGAATATAGTGGCAGCGTATGACTCTATGGGTCAACGCATAATAAACCACGACATAACGAAACGACTAATGAGGGAGTTTTATGGATAAGACATTTGTATACTGCACAGCTATTTGGGCTGCAGTTGTATCATTTTTAGTAGGGTCTATTATCTGGGGCGTAGTACTACAGAATAACAATAACCACAACTTTGATGTTACATGTATCAACAATGGTAAAGCTATACAATTTGTAACCGTGCAGGGTGACGATTACGCTAAGAAAGTTTGTCAATAAGGAGTTAATATGAAGTTTTTAAGTGACGATAAGTTCCGTGAAGCAATTAGCGAAGCACGAGACGAAGCATATACTAAAGCATACCGAAATGCTAAGAAGCAGTTTGTTGCAGAGATTCGTGAGTTAGAAGACAGCCTAGAAGAAGCTGTAGCAGAAAATAAATCACTAGTGAAGAATCAAAAGAATCTTCAGTCAGAGATTGACATTCTGAACAAAGAACGAAAGAACGCACGTGACCTCACCGCACAACGCATTGAGCTAGAAGACCGTGAAGCACGACTAGAAGCTAATGAAGAGTCTAACCAAAGAAGGATTGAGTTCTTGAATGACCTAGAAGCCAAGATTGGTGACAAAGAAGAAGGTCAGTACAAGACAGGTTACGCAGATGGCGTTGCAGATGGTGTTCGTAAGATTAACGAAATCACAGCACAAGACCGTGAGAACGCTATGAAGGTAGCTATGGTCGCAGCTGCATCACACTCAACACCAGAAGTAATTAGGGAGCTTAACAATGGGACAAAGGCACTTACCGAAGGAACTTCGAACAAGGAAGATAAATAGTCTTCCCGAAGACCTCAAAGGAATTGCCGAAGAACTCATAGCAGTTAAGTTTGATATACGAGAGGAGATTGTGACCAAGAAACGGTCACGTCCCTTTCGCCAAGAATACCCTTCAGGATATGGTATCGAGGTATCAGCAGATGGTGACATCAGAATGGGAGCACTCGGTGAACCGTTCATGGGTCGTTTCAGAGGAGATAGCCCAGGAGTTGAAGTCTCACATGACTTTGCAACCAGGGAGCGTATTTACCGTACCCCCATCGCTGAACCCACATTTCGAGGAATTAGAGATGCCCTCTACCGCCTTGATGAAGCAAATGCTCCACGAAGAGATGTTAAAGCCTTCATTGGCTCGAGAGGATTTCTCGATTATCTTAGGTCAGACAGGGATATAGGTCAACATATTGCTTACAGTGATAGGCATAGAGGTAAGAGAGAATACCTCGGTGATATTTTTGGTGTTTCATTCTTCGTAGTAGAAGGTGTCCCAACAGAAATAATTGCCAAATAAAAAAGCCCCCAGGGAAATTAATCCTTGGGGGTTATTTTTTTGCGATTAAATCTCGCAGTTACCACCAGCACAAGCTAGTTCTTTAGCACCTTCAGTGTTATCTTCACTTTCAAGGTCTTGTAACATAGTAAAGTCAACTTCAGTCATCTGAGCAGCTCTCTTGTTATATTCCTCTTCAGTGATAGCTTCATAAGGGGCTAGTTGGTAAACGTGGTCAGTTCTTGGCAGAAAAGATAGACCACCGACAATATCCCAGTTCTTCTGGATAAAGTCAAGAACACCAACCCATTCATCTTCGCCAACATAAATAGTGACCGATGGGTTATGCTCCGTGAAGTGTTTCTTCAAACGCTTCCATTCATGCAGCATATCTAATGCTGATACCTCTTCGTTAGTGACAGCACCTTCTGGGGCTTTTATAGGAAACTCCAGAACTCTCACAGTAGAGGTTGATGTCGAATACCCAACTTCAGGGTATGACGGGATACCATGTGCTTCCATCAATACTAGCAACGGGTCATTCGCAGAAATACGAACACGCCTTACAAAGTACTTTGAGAACCACGGGTGCATTCCAGAACCTACATTAAGTAGTTGTCCAGAATTGCCATGTGGCTTGACACAGGTAATAGCAGTTGACGGGTTAGAACCAAACCGTTCTGCATACTCTTGGTTAACGACAATGCTGTACTCACGTAACTTATCTAACATCTCGTCAGTTCGTATAAGTGAATTATCGTAGTATCCTGTTATAGATACGCCAAGTAATTGTTCTTCTTCACAGTTATCTTTCCACTCCTGTGACAAGTAACCGAAATCAGTAAGTGTAGCTTGGTAAGTACCAACGATTGTGGCATAACGCATTTTACGCATCAAGTCATTCTCGGTGTCTCCAGGACGAACAACAATAGAAGTCAAGTTACAAAATTGCTTAGAACGCAAATAGATTTCACCGCATGGGTTCATACCTATATGACTCTGGTCTTTGATTTTATCCCAGCGTCTAGCCGTAACTTGTTGTTCCATACCCCCACGATTAAAAATGCCCCTCTCACCAGTACCTGATTCTATGAGGGACGACCATTCTTTTAGTAGTGTATGAATAGGTGGCTTTTCTAAGTAAACCGCAGAGTTGTTTGCCATCGAGCGTTGCCCGTGGTCAATCCAGAACTCTCCATTCTTAGCTTCTCTCATTTCCGTATCATCTAATGATGACATAGAGATTAGAGCAGACCTTCGCACTCCACCTGCCACTACAATTAGCCCAATTTGGCATATTATGTCGTGTAATTCAAGGGTTGAAAGCCTTTTTCCTTGCTTACCTAGTATCTTTGCCCTAGTGAAAACCATAAGGTCTTCTAGGGGCTTATATCCCGAGGATGTTCCACCCATAGTATTCAATCTAGCACCTGCAGGTCTGAGTTGTGAGTAGTCGATTTCTACATCACCACCATCAGCCCAGATTTCACACGCCTTTGCGAATGATTCAGCCCAACCTTCTTTGCTGTCTTCAACGACAATAGTTGGGTGCTTCTCTCCAGATTGCATCTTAATCGAAGGAAATTGTTTAACTACATCTTCTTCAACTGAGAATCCGCATCCTGCACCACACATACTAACATACATAATCTCTGACAAGTCTCGCCAGGTCTTAGGTACTATATATGCACAGTTATAAGCTGCGACATTGGTTGCTTCACATGCTTCTCCAGCTGACCATAATAGTCGCATAGAAGGGCATATCTCTTGGTTGAGGATAGCATCCGTGATACCAATAAAGTCATCCTCTGGTAATTTATCACCTAGTTTTTGTTTCATGTAAGCCATGAAGCGATTAACAGCTTCGCTCCACGACTCACGTCTGCCTAGTTCCTTATTCCACCGTGAATATGAACGGTAGAATATAAACTCTTGATAAGAAGAGGGGAAGTAAGCCTTCCCCATTATTTTGCTTCCGCAGGTTGAATGAACAGGTTCATCAAGGCTGAGATACCTGCTGCAGCTGCACCAACGAGTGAAGCCTGACCGAAGTCAAAGTTTGTAAGTGCCCAAGTTGCTAATGCAGCTTGTACGAATGTCTTAAAGGCACGTACTAGTAAAGCGTTACCATTCATGTTATAATCCTAACTTGTTATAAATTAATTCCTAGTTTCAGGGCTATTTTTTGAATAGCTTTCCAAATCTTATCCAATAGTGTAAGAACTTCCTGGTCTCCGTTGCCTGGGGTATCAGGGTCAACATCAATAGGTGGTTCTGGTACTGGTTCACGAGGTACTTCAGGAGCTTCTGGAACTTCACCGAATCTGTCTAATAGAAGACCACGGTTCAAATCCTTGCCAGCTGAGTACTTAGAACGAACGTACACAACACCAGGTTTTACAGTTTTCTTATCAACCAAGTCAATGTCAGTGCCAGCTTTGATAATCTCGCCAACTTCCTTCATTGTATCAAGGTCTGTCACAAACGTATCTACAAGTAGTCGCATCTTACGTGGAGTAAGCATAGCTTCCCACTTCAACTCTACTGTAGGCGGTTGTGTTACTGCAGGTACATAATCTTCACAATCTTTGATGTTAAACCCATTCGTTGCACGAACAGCACCATTATTGTATGAGTATGCGGTCATGTAGTATTTGCCACCAAGGGCATTTGTTGCAACTGCTACAACATCAATTACACTGCCTTGACCATAAGGTTTAACAGCTTTAGCTTTGCTCCAGTCTGTGAAATTGAAATCCCACAAGTTAGCAGCAACCTTTAGCTTAATACGCTTAGGTGTGATAGGTGTGTAAGTAATCTTTTGTACAGGTGGTTTAGGAGCAGGGTTTAACCATGCAGTAACCTTATCCCATACTTTCTTAGCGTAACCTTTGTCCTTCAAGTCTGCAGGACATAGAGTAATTTTGTCTGATACATCTTTGTGATATTCAATACCCACGTTCGGGTAAAGCGTACGCAACTTCTGCAACAGTTTCTCTAGGTTGTCAAGTGTAGCTTGGTCGTAGTATCCACGCCAGTCTCCACGAACCTCGATAGTAATTGACTCATTGTTAGAACGCCAGTTACCATTAGTCCAGGCGGTATCGTTAGTGTCAACATACTGTTCGATGTGACCGTTACCTACCCAGAAGTGAGAACTACCATTACGGCTAGGGTCAGCCCACAAGTAACGTAATGTCTGCTCCCACCCAGCAGAGTGGTGGATTGTGATGTATCTAATAGGCTGTTCACGACCTGGTGAATAGTTTGAGCCATTCGCCTGATAGAACGGTATGCCTGATAACTTAGCCATTTAATTGTCCATCCATTTCTTAATCTTCTTATATAGTGCTCGTGTACCGAGTGCTAGTAATGTTCCAACAAAAGAACCTACTAATGCACTTGCTGATACAAACAAGAACCAGTAGAGTAAAATCTCGTTTAATTCCACGTTAAATCTCCTTAGTTAGTAAAGATACCGTTAAAAGCGTATGCCGTGAGAAGGGCTAATACCGCACCAAAGATTGCAGACAAAGTGTTCTGAACCCAAGTTCGTTTCTTTAGATTTTGAACGTCATCTTTTATATCTTCTAATTCTGCGTATATTGCATCATGCTCCATCTTAGCCTGTTCTTTCGCCACCTCAATATCTTTGTGCGTAGCGAAGTTGTGAGACATATTCTCGAGCTTTTCTGTGACTTGTTTGAAGCCTTCACGACTTGCTTTTTCTAGTTCACCAACCCTATAGGCAAGGACAGCTGGGCTATCCTCACCCATTTGTGGGTTTACGTTTACTATTGGTTGGTTATTTGTTTTATTAGACATTAATCTTCCTCTAACGTATCGTCTATTTTGCCTTGTACATCAATGAATAGTTTTGACACCATATCATCTTGAAGCTCCTCGGGAAGTTCTTGGTGTTTTTGGAAATAACCTTGCATAGCTTCTTGAGCTTTCTTGTTATATTCATCACCAATTCGTTGAGCCTTCTTTATATTACCATCACGTACAGCTTGCTTTATTTCGTCAAGGACAGTAGACCTGCCTGTGACCTTTTTAGTGGCAGCATAGTAGTCATAAAACTCCTGTTGCGTCTCACGTGGAAGCTGCTCGAATGTAATATCTCCAGAGCCTTCTTTCGAACCAAGTCTCATCTCACTATCTGTTAAAGTAGGAAAACCATCCTTAATCCACTGACGACCAGCGTCTGTAGAATACTGTCCAAACAAACTAGCTTTGAGTTGGCTGTTCAAATCCATATCCTGCAGGTAACGAACCTTACCATTAGGATTCTTACTGATACCAGATTGGGTCGTTTCTATACCCTCTACTGTCTTTTTAATCTGTGTACCAGCTGGGACAATCTGAGACCAGTTGTCCTCTAAGAACTCATCCATCTTGCCAGACTTAATCGCATCGAACAATCCAATCTTACCCTTGCCGTTTCCAGCGAACAGTGAGACTAGAGGTGAACGGTACAGCGATTCACCAGCTGTAGAATCTGGGTCTACAATACTAGCTATCTGGTCGTAGAATGGAATCCATTCTTTTTCGTTAAACCCGATGACTGGCTTGAGAGCTTCTGTGAACAATGCTGCAGTTGAAGCAGCAGCCAGAAGATTCCCAGCTTGCTTGACGTTCAGTCCATAAGTACCGTCAGCTCTCTTGATAGTTTTAATACCAAGTTCTCCAAGCATTTCTGCCTGTTTGATTGAGAATGTAGCCAACTGTGTTAGTGAACGAACACCTGCACCGTTAAGTTTAACTGGCATATCTGCAGCGGAAGTAATAAACTGAGTATCTGCAACCTTTTTGATTGCAAAGTCCTTAGCAAACTTTTCTGCAGCTTCACCCTTCAAGCCTTTGGCAATAGCGTCATCTAAACCTTGAGCTTTAGCACCCCAGTACGCCTGAGCACGTAGTGAAATATCAGTTCCACGAATCATACCCATCATAAAGTTGGCAGCTTTTTCACCCTTAGCAGCGATACCGCTTATATTACCAGCAGCCTTATCAAGGTCAGCCATATAGTGGCGTGATATACCACCATCGAAGACACCAGAAGCAATCATTTCCTTCCACTCTGGGGAGTTTTTCCCAGCAGCGAAAGCACGAGTTGCCTTTATAGCACCTTGTGTCGCACGTTTCACACCGATACCTGCCACTGTGTTTACCACCTGTGTCATGTTACGGATTGCAGTACCAGGGTTTAATCCCATAGTAGCTACAGCTGAAATCATACGTTGTGCACCTAGAGTTTGTCGGTAATGGTTGCCACCTTTTTTCGTTTCACCTACCATAGAATCTATGATACCGTTAAACGCTTTTTCAGCACCCGATGGTTCAGTGATACCCTTTAGGTTCTCAATGTATCCATCTACCCAGTCGCCAACAGCCTTAGTTGCATTTGCTTGCATCTTGACATCTTCTAACGGTTTAAGAGCAGGTTCAAGGTAAACCTTACGGTTGAATCCTCGAGAGTAACCAGCCATGACTTCGATGATGTCACGTGAGTAATCACCACCTTCTTCCATACGCTTTTTCAAGTTACCGAAAGAAATGTCTGCTGTTGTTTTACCCTTAAACAGTCTTTTTACATTTGGGTCATTTTTGTTAAACAAGTGAGGGAAGTAGTCGTCAAGAGTCTTATAGCCTAAGTCGTTCAACTTAGCTTTCTTGTCATCAAAGAAGTTCTTAACAACATTAGCCGTCTCTTCATCGAAACTACTAAGTGTAGTACGCTTACCTTCAACATAGTCGATTATTTGAGATGCTTGTTCCTTACTTTTAATACGACCAGCGATACTAGATATTATGTCAATATCTGCCTTATTTGCAGTGTTAACCGCTGATTCAGCACGGATAATCCCTGAGAATATCTCATCACTACCAGTTAACGCCTGGATGTTCTTGCTAGGGCTTGTAAAGTTAAGCATAGCTTCTCGAACACCACTTATGTTCTGGACACCCTTCATAGGGATGTTAGTTTGCTCTAATACCTTAGACTGGTATGCATTACGCACATCAGGGTCAGATTTGGCAATACGTTCTGGTCGTGGCGAAGTTGATACGTCCTCGACAATAGCCGTTGTGTCGTTAAACCTCTTAGCATCATCTAGGTTCTCTACTAACGCATTACGCCTAGCAGTAAACTCGGCTTCGTCAATACTTCGGAATTGGTCAGGAGCTTGCTCCATTAGGTAGTTAGACTTTCGTACCAATTCAGCTTCTTTGTTTTGAAGATGTGTTTGTATCCTCTTCATCTCTTCGACTTTAGGTTGGTCTCTTTCGTACCGTGCCTGTAAGTCTTCAGTGTCTGCAAGATACCGTTCGTTCAGTTTCTGGTATTCCAGTTCCTGACGTGGTAGTGGCATTTCAGCTATATCAGCTTCTGCAGCACGATAAGAGTCATCAAGATTTTGCTGTTCAAGACGTGCATTCTCTCCAGAAGTTAGATTGTCTAACTGTTCCTGGACGATGCGTTGGTCATCTAGTAATTCGCTTGCAGCATTCTTGAGTTCAACTGGCATATTATCATGTGCAAATATATCTTTCGCACCAACAACTGGTGAATCAACTGTTGTAGGTATGTCAGCGTTACCATTTTCAAAGTCATCTAATAGTTTTTGTGCTTCCTGTGGGTCATTAGGTAGACCGTTCTTTTCAAAGTTAGCACGAGCATCTTCACGCTCAAGTTGGAATCCACGTTCAGAGTCATTTGCTAGTGCAATCTGTCGCTCTTCTTGTAGTTGATTCCATTTAGCACGTGTTTGTTCTGGGGTTAGATTTGGGTCTCCCTCTGTCTGTAGTCTCTGTATATCAGCATCTACTTGTTCAATAGGTCTAGCACCATCTCCAGCAGCGAGTAGCTTCTGTCCATCTGTTACAGTAGAACCGTCATCATTCAAACCTAAACGCCTGTTAGCGAGTATTTGGTTTAACTCTTGTTTCCTACCAGCAGTATCAGTAGCATCTACTTCTTGTGATAGCTTATTAAGCCGTGCATCAGTGTTGAGGTCATCTGCAACTTTACCTGCAGTAGCATCTATGTCTTCAAGACCTTTTGGAGTAGCTTTAGGGTCAAACTCCGCATTCTTTACAGCTTTACCTGTGACATCTAATGGAGAACCTACGACACCACCAACGAACCCTTGTCGAGCACCTTGATATGCAGCGTCTTTTACGTCACCACCTTGAGCTACGGCTAAACCAGCACCGACACCAGCACCTACTACAGCACCAGTACCACCAGACTTCACAGCTTGTTTGACTAGTTGACCTGCTCCAGCATCAGCAATTTCTTTGACTGATTTACTAGCAGCAGATTTAGCGAATGCTTCACCACCAGCTTCAATACCTTCCTTAATACCAGCTTTTACACCTTGTTTAAGTCCAGTTTTTACACCAGTTTTAGCAGCAGTACCTGCTACCTTACCAGCGACTGGCAATACATCTAGTGTACTAAGAGCACCACCGATATTACGTTGTGCAATAGCAGCTTTCTTCTCTTCATCAGTAAGTTTATCCCAGTCCTTACCTTGAGTAAGTTCTATAAGACCCTTATTGATGTCACTATCTTCACCAGCTACGGCTGCAGCTACAGTACCAGCACCTTCTACGCCAAGGCTTACACCTGGGATATATTGAGCACCTTTGTAAAACTGTTGACCAGCTTTCTTAAAGTCCTCTTCACGTACTTTTTGTTCTTCGAATAGCTTTTTGGTTTTTTCTGAGTCACCACGTTCTGTCTTGCCAGAGTAGTCAGCCATCTCAGCTTTACGCCTTTTTTGGATGTCATCCCACGCCTTTTGACGGTCTGCAGGTAATTCATCAACAGAAGCAGCATTTTCATAGCCCTTCCAGACTTTTTCATCAGCTTCTTGTTTGTACTTACTGTTGATTGCAGCTTCGCCTTCCAAGAACTTGGATTCTTTGCCCTGTTCCCTGCCTACATCGACAAGGTTCTTGACACTCTTACCAGTTTCCTGTACAAAATCTGCACCGCCAACAACTATATTCTTGCCAGCATCAACGACACCACCACCGAAGTCTTTGGCTTTGTCCCAGGATGACTTCCCCTTGTCCTGCTCCTCTTGTTTAGCTTGCTCGAGAAGCTGTTTTTGTCGTTCTAACCTTCTCTGCTCTTTGAGGTCGGCTTCTGAAGGTTGGTTTCTTTTTTCTACCTGAGCAAACAACTTTAGGAAGCTGTCAGCGTCATCTTGTGTCCATGCCATAATTACTCCCTATCCTTAGAGGTATGCTTTATATCTGTCTGTACTTTTATGCTCGTTTGAAGAAGCACCAGTATATCGCCAGTAGGTATCAGTAAAGCTCTTGTAAGTTCCACCGTTATCTACCCAGACATCTCGGGCTAAGTTAAACGTACCTGGGCTAACATATCCGTCACCACCCATTCCTTCTTTCAACAGACCTAGTACTAACTGAGTTTTATCTGCAGCTTTAGGAGCACTTGCAGCACGATTTGCTCTACCTTCTGCAGCTTGTGCAGCACGGTTAGCAGCGTTTTCACGAGCTTGTGCTTCGAGTGATGCCTGTTGTAAGTTCCATGCATTCAATGAAGACTGTTGAGAGTCTCGAGTTGAGAATGCCTTGTTTCTAATATCTGTGTCTATAGCAGCCAGCTGACCTTGTAGAGTCAGTGTGTCTGATTGCTTTTTAGCCTTTGCTTCTTGAACACCTGGAAGGTATTTGGTGGACAAGTAAGTAGCTTGTTCGTCTGCAGGTATACCGCTAAAAGCAGCTCCCTTGCCCGTTGCTTGCGTGTTGATTTGATTAAATCCCTGGGTCTTTGCAGCATCCAGTGCAAGCTCACTGGCTTTGTAAGTCGCATCAGTATTAGCAATTTGCTGACCGATGACTTTCTTTTGCCCTGCATAACCAGGTGTCAATTCAGCCATTAACTGGTTGAGAGACTGCACTGTAGGTGCGTTAGCCATTTGTTAATCCTCTTGTTTCATTCTTAGTGTATTATACCACATTTAGTCTCATTTGTCAATACCATTTTATCCTATGGCTCTAGCCACTAAGAACAATGTATCTTGGTTAAATAAGTAACCCTGAGCTGCTGTATCAAGCTGCCACGTGGTAGAGTATGTAGTACCAAACTCTCCAGGTTCTATGGTATCTGTGTATGGTGCTGTGATAGCATCAACTATAGGTTCTGAAGAACCATTGTAGATTGTGTAATCCCAATATACGTTCTGACCAGTTGGTGTACCACCACCACCCATTCCACCTACAAACACCCTAGAAGGGTTGGCAATAGCCCAGTAAGCATTAAGTGATAGATAGTTCCTTGGCGTTATAGTACCAGAACCACTTACCAGTTTTAGTATAATCCTTATTGTTAGCCACCCACCAGGAGTGACAAAATAACATTCCTGTCTTTGTATGTTATATGTAAAGTTATTATACATGTTAGTGCTATGGTTTAAGTCCATACGGGTAGAAGCATCACGCACGAATGCCTGTAGATTGCCTGAATACCCAGATGTTATTATGTCTTCTGTATTGCCATATATATCATCTATTTTAATCATAACATCACACACGTAAGCAATATTGCTTGAGTTGAGTGTTAGAGTACTGCTTCTAGTAATATCTGCAGGTAGAGCCACGATTGAACCGTGGTTTATAATCTTCCATAAGTCCCATTCAGATGACATAACAAGTTCATCTGGGGTGGCACGGTTTACGTCCTTACCTTCCCCAGAAACCTTGATTACATATCCACCTGTTTCCTCACGACCTATGAGAATCCTGTCTACACCGTCTTCGTCAGTGATGACCTTACGCCTTGCTTCAGATTCCTGTTGTCGGAAGTTCTGATTGATAGCATCTATCATCGTTTCAGTCGGCATATTAGGCGTTAGTTTAAGCGGTGAAAACATGTTTATCTCCTAGAATATTACCCAAGTTTCACAAGCACCCAGAACGCCAGCAGGTGAAGTACCGCCAGAAATCCTTGATGCAACTGGTCGTGAACCAGGTCGTAGGATACCAGTGACTTCTTCCTTAACTGTCAGAGACCAAGGGCTTGATGCACCGTTGACCCCAAGACCAGTAATGTAAGGGTAGTGAATCACGTTGAACCTTGCAGCAGGGTTAAAGCCAACAGGCTCTAGCTCCATGCCAGTGTCCAGAGTAGTCCAGCCACCGCTACCTTGAGCGTATGAAGGGATTGTAAATGTTCTTCGTTTTGTGGCTAACTTTACGAGACCAAGTTCCGTAATAGTCCAGCCGTTTTCGTCTTCGTACATCTCGAAGCCTAACTTCTCGCTGGTAACTGCACCATCGGCAAGTTTTGCAGTTGTTACTGCTCCGTTTGCCAAGTTAGCTGCATCAATGTTACCGTTCAGAAGGTCATGGATAGCACTGAGTCGAACATTCCACAAGTTTGCACTTGCACCTTCTCCGTCTTCCATTGGGTCATAACTTAATAGTCCCATTATATCTCCTAAAGTCTTTTAGTCTTAAATGTATACTGAGCACCGACAAATGCAACACGGTTGTTGACTGCGTTGCGTAATAGCCTGAACTGCCAGTAGTATGCGTATCCAGAGTAACTCTGTCGCTTTGGTTTGAACGATTTGTTTCCACCAAGCAGAGTACCGTCACCCAAGTCGAATCCGTCAAGTACTGAACCATTTACGGTTAATACGAGCTTCTTAGTCTTCGGGCTGTCCTGGAAGTCTTTGTCCATTCCTAGTGTGATAGGGAAAGTTGTATCAACTCCCTGTAGCAAAGGAATAAACCTTTTAATACGCTTCTTCTGACCTGGTGTTTTCATACTATCATATTTGAATCGGTATTCAAAGTCGATAGGAGCACCCAGTGAGTTATAGCCTACTTCAGCTGTGTACATGGTAGGAACAACCGAGCTAAACTCAATCAGGTCTGAATCGTCATCTGTGTCTTTATACCATAATGCGTCATCTACATATGTATCAGTATCGTACTGCCATTCTTCGAGGTCTTTATTCCAGATAAGACACATGTCATTAACTGTTGAACCCGAGCTTGCCATGTAGAAGCGAACTTCATTTTTCCACACTACAGGTCGAATATCTTCCTTGCGTGGACAGGCATCAAATAGCGGTGATACCAGCTTGCTAATCTTTTCATCAGCAGAACCGTTATACCTATAGAATCCGTCTTTAGCTACGAAGTAGATGTAGTTTTCATCCACTGTGATACTCTTAAAGCTAAGAGCACCCATCGCACCTGTTGATTCTCGTAAGAAGAATGAACCTGTGTCGTAACCACTTATGATGTACTTTTTGTCTTGTGTGAATACAGTCAGTGCATCTTGGAAGGATATTGTTCCTACCACTGGTGAACCGTTGTATGGTCGTGGCACGTACCAGAAGTCTACTGAACGCCATGCGTTATACCACTGTTGGCTTGCCACTGTAGCTACCTGATTTCCAAAGAAGTCTGTAGTAGCTGTTGGATTACCTGGTGCTTCTGAGAACTGTAGCTTGTTATAGTTTACAGCACTCTTAGTCCATAGTCGGTCTTTGTGGTATGCGACAGTCTCTGGTATATCAAGTTGGTCATCAGTTATAATACCGATTCCGTATTCCTTGATTGAAACTGAGTCTATGTAAATAGTACCAGCACCAGAAGGAGCACTCCATTGTAGACCAAAGCTAGGCTCTGTAGCAACATAATCGAACTCTACTAATTGCCATGAAGTTGTAGCAGCAACAGTACCTACAGTGCTTGATTCCGCAGAATCGAAGTCTTCAGGCGTGTCATCCAGTATCTTGAGTGATACTGTAGCAGCTGTTGTAACTTTTACAGCATATGAGATTCGATACTTCTTGAACTTCTCAAATACTATTGCTGTCCATGCAGCTCGAGTACCAGATGAGTTTGTAATAGACAAAGCACCTGCACCTGCGTATGGTGAACTAGTTGTCCTAGATACCGTACCATCATAGTATGCACTTGCAGCCCATCCAGTAGAGTTTGTATCGAACGTACCATTCGTTATCAGGTTAGAGTTTGAAGCTAAGAATGTACCATCCCAGTAGGTTAGGTCATCATAGCCGTTAGCCCAGAACAATTTATTGTCTGCACTAGCAAAACTATAGTTCTCTGCATTCGTGTCTAAACCATCTACGATTTCGGTCAATATGTCCCCATTTAGGTAGTATAAAGCATCGCCATATGCTACAACGGTAACATTATCACCATTGTCCCTCAAGTACCGATAACCCCCCTTAAATACGCCACTTGGAGTGCTATAAATGCGAATATTTATGCCATAGGCTTGCTCTGTCATGTTCTGTATTGTAGAATTGGTTGCGTAGCTAAGATAGTCAGTAGTAGTGTCTAATGTATAAGCACCAGTACTATCATCCTGCATTCTAACGATTATCCAGTAATAGGCTTCGTCAGTTAGCTCCATAGCCTTAACAAAGTAAGATGAGAGCCATGCTGATTCTTCGCCAATATCACCAGAACTAATAGATGTAGTTGCGAGTTTCCTAGTAGGAACTCCGTCAACATCAGTCCATAATTCTATAAGAAGAGTACCAGCTACCCCACCATCAGGGTCTGAAGGCTTGAGGTCAACCCTTGTAATCCTGTTATCAGAACTAGCCTGGAAGCGAACCCCCTGTACACCTTCGATAATACCGACTTCTACAGTATCCGCACCGTCCGTACTTTCTTCGAAGTACTCCTCTACTTGACCTACAGCTTCCATGATATAGCCTTGTCCCTTGCGAGAACTGACTGATACCCGTCTGCTGTCTTCTTGTTGTGCATATAACCTAAAGTTCTTTGCAAAAGGCGTTCTACCGTCTTTAATTGCATCAATAGGCGTAGTCAGGTCAAGACCACGTAAGTCGAGCATAGAGCCACCCTGGGCGTTTGAGCCACTAGGCGGTCTTACTCTACGTGCACCATTGAAGTCTACCGCTGGCATTATCGTCTCCTAACTGCTCGTTGACCACTCTTCATCTTTATAGCACCATCAGCTTCTCGGAATCCGTATCGTGCAACAAGTAAGTCTAGTTGTTTGTTATATTCTACTTCTACATAATCAGCCTGGTCGAAGTCTTCATTTCGCTTCAGTACCCTTATGTAAGCTCCTAGAACTAGTAATTCAGAGAACTCTTCAGGTATCTCGGGAACATGCGAGTCTTGCGTCAGTAATTGTGGCTTTCGGATGTAGTAAAGTGTCAGCGTGTATTCTTGGTCAGCTGGAGCATTTAATACAACATTATTTGCGTATAGTGTCCAAGCACTTGGTGCTCCTGCTGTTTCAGCTGTATTGTCTGGATAAAGTTCGAAGAAATCACGCCATTTCTTTTTCATTTGTGAGAATCCAGGTACTTCTGTGAGTGTTTGCGACTGCAGTTGTGCTAGGTCGCTAGGTAGTTGAACCATGGTAGAGCCAGCAGGAATAGCACCTTGGAATATCTTTTCCTGGAATGGAAGCTCGTACTGGTTGAATATATCACGTTGTGTGTCGTTGATAAAGTTATCAATAACACTACCATCGAACTCTTCGTCATCGAGTTTGTCAATTCTCACTCGCTGCCTGAGTCCTGCTAGATTATAGTCCATGTATTTCCCTTATAGTAGACCCTTATCGACAAACTTTTGTTTGAGCAATACGGGGTCTTCTTTGTTAATATTATTCAAGTTTCCTGAGCCAGTAAAGTCTTTCTTCAAGATTACCGCAGCTGCTATTTCTTCTGCAGTTAAATCTCCGCCCTTTGCGAAGTCCTTTTTGTAGACTCCGAAGAACTTACCAAGTTCGTCCCAGTTGAATATCTTAGCTATCTTATCAGCAACTTGCCTATGACGTGTATCGTCAATAGACATCTTAAAGTCTTGGATAAGTGTCAGGTTGTCTACTGCTTGCCCGTGTCTTGCGTCATTTACTGTGATGTAATGTCGTTGTAAGAATAACAACGATTCAGCAAGTTGTGCATGAGTAGTATCTTGTACAGCCAGATAGTGTCTCTGGAAGAAGTCAAGAGTATCTGCAGTTTGAGCATGGATAGCCTTTTCAGCCCATATGAATCTCTCTTGCAAGAGTTCAAGGTCTTCTGCAGTTTGTGAGTGTAGCGTATCTGCCAGTAATAGGTAATGTACCTGAGACAGTAGTAGATTGTCTACAGTGTGAGCATGTGTTGCATCATTTACAGCAATATGGAAGTCTTGTAGAAGGCTTATATTATCTGCGGTATGTCCATGAAGTGAATCATGTGCACCTATGATGTAAGTCTGCTCTAGCTCGAGCATTTCTGCTACGTGAGCATGTACCGTGTCTTCTATAGCCAGTGTAAATAACTGGTTAAGAGTGACGTTATCTACTGTGTGACCGTGTAGTGCATTCTGGATAATAATAGCCAGTTTCTGCACTAAGTCTAAGTTTTCAGTAGTATGCCCGTGTAAAGCGTCATTAGTACCGATTATATAGGTCTGGTCTAATACTAAGTTATCTGCAGCGTGGCTATGTGTAGCATCGTTACCGACAACCCCAGTGCTAGTAGTACCTATAGAGTAGAATGTGCTAGGACTACTTTCGTTGTTGTATGTAGTTATATAGTCAGAAACACTCATTACTGTGTTATCAGCGTGTAACCTGAAGCCTATTTGGTCTCCAGCATACGACTGTGTAGCACTAAGACCGCCATCAAGTGAGTCTTGTTCCTGTGCGTGATAAGCAATACCGCCAGTTGCTACGGAAGCAGAGCCAAATACTCCAGTCCCAGAACCGATGACAGAACCATCCATGTAGACAGTCCAACCACCATTAGAGTGGTTAACAGCTACTCTCATAAAGTGATAGCTACCATTTCTGTGTGTAGTATATGCAAATGACGCTGAATAACCACCAAAGAAGATGTTTATATTAGTAGTATCATAGTATATCAAGATTGCGTTGTCATTACCAGAAGTAGCATATGAATATATACCAGCATCTGTATCTGAACTTCTCATCCAGAAGTAACAACCCATAGCGTTTGACGGGAAGTTTGTAGCGTTACCAGTTACTCGTACCCAGCTGTTTGTACCACCACGGAATGCACGTCTCCAACCAGAAGCCCAAGGCACAGTACTATCAGTACCATTGTCCAGTGAGTCAACGGTTGTTGAGTTACCAGTCGAGTCCCAAGATGTTCCACCCTCAAGGTTTTCAGCCCATGCAACATTTTCTGAAGCAGTGAAGAACACTTTACCAACAAGCACGTCTGTACTCACTGGTGTGAAGTTAGTCCATGTTGTGTTGTTATCGTACTGCCAGTTACCGCCAGAATATCTGACTACAGCATAGTTTGTAGCATTAGAAGCATGCATACCAGAGAACCTAGTATGAACAGAGGTTGCAGAATACATGATGTATGCTGTTTGGTTTGTTGCACCAACACAGGCTATACCACTGTTTACCGTGCCACCGCTTATAGCAGTTCCGTCATATTTTACGAAACTAGGGTCAGCACTAATATCAATTTCACCAGGGTTTGAAGCACCGCCAAACTGGTTAGGCGTAAAGTCTATAACACCAGTCTTGTACCCATATTCTATACCATTAAGCGTAGGATATGCAGCACCAAACTTAGTGCCAGGTTGTAAGTGGTTTACATAAGCATAACCACTCCAAGTGCCTTCCATATCCCATTCCTGAGAACTGAGAGACTTACCGAAGTACATGTAAATTGTAGTATTAGCAGTATAGGAAAGTGTTGGTATTTTTACATATGCTATTATAGCACCAGTTGTGGGGGTATAGTCAACTATCTCGTGGCTTAGTTTTGTGCCATCAGCCAGCTCAAACCTAATATCAAGATAGTTACTATTGTTAATGACATACCCACCGTTAGCCACAGTTTTGAGAGCAGTGATTGTACTGTTGATGTGCAGCTTATAGTTCGTGAGGTCTGCACTACCCGATACTTTCGTATAGTCAACAGTAATCGACTTTCTATGAGCGTATCCATTAGAATATGCCATTTAACTCTCCTTATTAAACTGGGTCAGCGAACTCTACGTCCCATGCAGGGAATGTTACCGTGTTTCCAGAAGTTAGTGTTTGCGTAGTACAAGTTGTAACGTACAGTAAGTCTGAACCGTCACAGATAGCAACGTGAGTCACGTCACCGCTTGTGTCAATAGTAACGTCAGCCTGTTGTGCGATAGTGACCTTGCGACCACTGGTATCACCGTTTGCTTTTGAAAAGTCACCACTGTCGATTACAATATCAGCCAGCTTATAAGTAGTAACAGCTTCCGTTCGAGTGGTAGGCTGTGCACTACATGCAGTCATTATTGTACCAGTAGCAATTTTGTCAAGAGCTGCGTCCATTACTGAATCATTTGCCCATTTAGACATTATTTTGCTCCTATCTTGCCGTTATGTATAGCAAGAATCGTATTATTTTTCGTATTCGCACTTTTCGGGGAACTTGTTTCTGATGAAACGCCCGACTTCGCTATCTTGCCAGATGTTATCTTGCGTTGATAGGAAGGTGCTGTTTTTGTCGAATTGTCCATCTAGTGTGTAGACCTTTACATCCTTAGTTTCTTCACCACCATAGTTAAACATATTGCCATAAAGCGAACGCTTATGTAGCACTGCAACTGATGGTTGGTCTTGATAGTATTTAGTAAGCATATCCATGACGTTGTTTTTATTAAACATCATTGGTATATGAAGTTCATATGAATACGGATTTTCAAATCCTAGCTGCTCCATATACTTACGTGTGTCCCTCATACCTATATAGTACTGAGAGTCAAATTGCTCGTAATATTTCTCAAGTTCTGTTACCAACCCACGATGTAGGCGTGGTAATTCTGACAACGGTTTCATAATAAAGAAGTCATCATTCATTAGAATAAAGTCTTCTGAGATATTATATTCGTATGCTGCCATTTCCATGTTGTATGTTGTGTTGAGGTTTTTACCACCTCTATCCTGGGTAACGTCTACATGGTTCACGTTCTTAACCCAACTCGGTTTATAACCGACAATATGCACCATACGATGCGGAAGATTCTTCAGTGAACGTAAGGAATATCTTAGCTCCTCATTTTCTTCACCTTCTCTTACAAAGTAAACTATATCAATATTATTCATATTTCCCCTTATATAGAAAGAACCCCACCCCCTAAGCGAGTGGCTGTGGAGATGAGGTTCTCGTGCACAGCTACTTAACCTTTAGATTAAGAGCTTGCTGTGACTGGACGTGTAATCTTTACGATATGGTCAGCACGAAGCACTTTTACTCCGAAGAGTTCAGCACCTGCGATGAAGTCAATACCGTTAACTTTATCACGGTCAGATTCGAATGATGGTACGCTTTGCGTAGCACCAACTATAGCACTCTTGTGGAACATCAAGAAGTTGTAGTTACCAGTAGTGGTAGTTACAGCGTTCGTAACGTATACTTTCATACCATAGATTTCACCAACAAGACCAGTCATACCCTTAACAAGACCAGCTTCACCTGTTTCCTTGTATGCGGTAAACTCAGGAACTTGTCGCAAGTCACCAACACCATAACCGTTAACAACGATTGCACGACCATCCATAGGGACGTTCGAAGCATCGAGTTTAGCAGCAGCGTTAACAACATCAGCGAAAGCTAGAGTCGTGTTAGTATTACCAGTTACAGTTACAGTGTGACCTGCACCAGCAACGGCTTTTCGCATTACTTCCTCATCAAGTGCACGGTCAAGGTATCGACCAAGACGGGCAGTATAAGGAGCACGGAACTCGTATGCAGATTGTGCTTTAAGCACGTCCTGAACACCAAGAACCTTACGAATGTATCGGTCAATGAGCAAGTCAACTTGGTCAGTGTCAAGACCATCAATGGTCAAGCCAGAAACAGCAGAGTTGGTTGAGGTGTCGTCAGAGATTTCGTCCAAGAAGTTAATGTGAAGTGTATCACCCTTCTGTCCGATTTCGCTAGAATAGCGTCCGTCAATCAACGCCCACATGACGAGGTTGTTAACACGGTTCTCTTGAAGTTCTTTAGCCCATAGTTCTGGGATATTTAGAGCTTCGTCAGCACCACCACTTACTGCACCCGTACCGATGGTAGGAGTTACATAATTAGGCATTTATTTTCCTTTTAATTTCAATATATCTATCTTTTTGTAGCAGCATCCACTAACGCACGATGCTCAGGGTTCGTTGGGTCGTATTCATTTCGAATCCAATCCGCAGTTACCTTAACTGGCGTTTGTGGTTTAGAACTAGTCGCTTGTGCTCCATTGGAGCTTGCAGCTAGTGTCTGGTTCATAGAAGTACGTTCTTCTTGTCTTGCAGCTTCTGCAGCAGCACTGGTATCAACAGGCTTTTGAGATGCAGCTAATGCATAAAGCGTAGGCAGGTCTGTTAAAAGGTTACGAGCATAGTCGTCACCAAACTCTTTGCGTTTATCAGCAACAATTTGAGCCATTACTGGTTCTAGTGTTGCGTCCTTACCTTCAAAGAACTTAGATTTCTTACCTTCGAACTCCATATCTGCGACTTTAGCAGCTAGTTTTTGGACATCAGTTGCATCGTCACCTAACTTCGACAAGTCCTTAGACGATTCGTCTAGTTTGGGCTGACTCTGTTTGGTTTTATCAAATGCAGACTTATTGTCTCTAGCCATTTTAAGAAGGCTTCGTTCACGGTCTGTTAATTCAGAAAGGTCATTGATACCTTGACCCTTTGCGAACTTAGCAAGGTCAGCATCATCGGCTTCTGTCTGATTATTTTGACCAGCAGTTGCGTCTGTTGCTTGCGTAGTACTTTGTGTACTAACATCCTGTACAGTTTGCTCCGCTGGGCTTGTTGTAGTTTCGGGTGTACTCGAGTTTTCGGCAACCGAAGGGTCTACAGCGTTTCCAGTAGTGGATTCACTCATTATTTAGGATACTCCTTTGTATTCTATTTACGTGTACCTGAAGCTACTTGTTCTTCAGCGTACGACAGTATTATATCACATCCTCGGCTATTTTGCAAGAGGGAAAGTGATTTTTCACCATCAATTACTATCTGTTCCCCGTCTTTGACTGGAGAAGGCATTACCATTTCCTTAGCATAGGTAGTGAGCATCTCGCTAGTGGAGTGCCCATATTCCATAAAATCTTGGTATGCTTCGGTTTTTGAGAAGGCAAGCCACTGTCTACCAATGGCTTTAGCCCTCTCTGCGTTTTCCTTCGCAATTTTGTCGAGTCTTTTTATGTCTTTAGGTTCTACTTGCTTACTCATTTCTATCTCCCTGGAGTTACGCTAGTTTTCTTAGTTGTACCAGTTTGGTTGGCTCTAGCACGTGGGTTATTACCCTGTGCACTACCCTTACCACCACCACCTTGATTACCAGTTTGAGTAGCACGTCCTCTAGCGGTATTACCGAAAGATTCTGCACCACCGTTGACGATAGCTTCCTGACCAGCTGGTGTCATAAGAGCACCACCCTGTACAAGAGATGGGTCTACAGCCTGACCATCAGCACCAACAAGTGGCGGTTGAGGTGGACTGAGTAGTTCATCAATATCATCTATTGGGGCATCTGGGAATATCGCTATGAATATCTTACGCAGTAATGCTTCCTGGTTAACCAGTGGGTTATTCATACCGAATTGTGCAGCAACTTGTACTGCCTGTGCCATTTCAGCTGCTTCAGCTTTAGCTGTCGCATCTAATACAACACGTGGCTGATATTCGCCTGTGTATTTGCCTGGAACGTAGTCCTTCCAAGTTACACCAGTCTTACCAATAACACGTACAGCTTTTTCTTTCGTGACGAATAATTGTATCATCTTGTAGATAATTCTAGCAAGTTGTGCAAATCCTTCATCCTCAAGGTTCTGTATCTTAGTGGTAAATCGTGTGCTTGCTTGGTTAAGCTGTGCAGCAATTTCTGTTGCAGTTGTTCGTGAGAACTTCTGAGCAACACCCTGAACGGCAGCGTCTGCAGCTGATGCGGTACGCATAGCTTGTGTCAGTCGAGCAATTTCAGTATCTGCAGCAGGACTCATATCCTGTTTTTCGATTGGAGTCAATGCACCCTTTGGAATTGGGAACACTGCACCTGGCATACTTTCAATTTGTTCTGCAAGATGCTTGAACCGTGGGTCAATTTGCCACATGTTATTCAATGCATATGCAAGGTTATCACGTTTCTGGCTAGATGTGTCATTTAATGCTTCTTGAATTGGAATGAGCACTTCAACATCACCTCGAGCGAAGAACAGGTTGCTATCAGTATAATTACGCAGGATAGCGAACGGCAAAAAGCCTTGTATCGCAGGTATTACTGTCTTAGTTTCTACTGGCTCACCATCTACTAGTGCAACACCAGTTACTGTCTTCTCTTCACGCTTGAATGGGTTCTCACCATCATAGATGATTACAGAACGGTTAGCGATAACAATTTTCTTTTTAGCTGTGTAATATTCGATTATCTCAACTTGATGTTTTGCAGCATCTTTACCGAGTGTAGAACCGAGCAGTTGCTCTTTACGAGTCTTGTCGTCTTCATCACTTGGGTTGCCTTCCGTAACAAGGTCGAGATTCTTGTACATATCAACCATCTCACCTGTAGCAACATCGAACATCTTCTTAGCTTTAAGCTGCTCTAGGCTTGTCAGGTAACGATAACCAGCGTATTTAGCATAGCCACGTTCCTCGGGACGGTTAATGTGAGTAGCAGTCGGGTCTACAAAGAAGTCCGACAGTGGGATGTGATGCACCATAGGCTTATCGTCTTCCCAGCTCACCATGAAGATACCATTACCATAGATAATCATATCACCTACCCAGTTGAGTAACTTCTCAGTCATATTGTTACATGACCAGTAGTAGTCTACCAGGGCGTTTAATACAGTAGTATCCTGTTCCTGTTCCTCATCAAGTGGCATATACTTGAACTTAGGTTTAGAACCTGCAATCGCAGCCTTTAATGATTCGACAATCGAGAATACTTCTGGAACGAAGTCATCAGCGACACCAGAATAGCCACGCCTTGTGCGGATAGCGTTGTATGATTTGAAACAATCTTCCCATATCTCCTGGTAGTTCTCTCGAACATATCCACGAGCACGGTCAAAGTCTCCCATTACTGAGCCTAGAAGTGGTTCACCTCTTTTAATATCGGCATCAGTAAGTTTAGGCGTTTCGTCTTTAGCCATTATTTTACCTTACTTTTCTTTAGTTTTTTAGTTACTTGTAATTTGCTGATGTCGTTGTCTCCCCAGTTGAATAACTGGAATGCAATAGCCTTAGCCATCACCGTGTCATCATGCTCTCCCTCTTCAGCGTTCATTCTACCCCGTTCATCACGGACGAATGCAAATGCTTCTTCGACAAAGACCATATCCTTATCTTCGTTCAGACCTTCACGGATTACTCTAATCAAATCGTCAATAGCGATTCGTTTAGTTCGAACGTCAGTCTTCCAACCGAGGTTAGATGTTGGCTCTTCAAAGTCCTCATCATATCCTCTGTCTCGTTTGTACAGGTTAGTATAGAAGGTATCACGCAATTTCTGGACTGTTGTCAGACCATGGTTGTTCACCTCGACTCCTATAAGTGCATAATTGTATAGTGCACCGAGAGCACCGAGTATTTCCCCGAACCTGTCAGGGTCACACTTACCTCTCCATCTAGCTACAGTCTTCATTGTTGTAGTTTCTACAACTTCCGCAACACTATAGTCTCCTGTTTTTAGCCCTTCGGCAACGTCAGCACCGATAACATATTCCTTACCTACAATAGGTTGTTCGAATATTTTAAGTGGTGCAACATAGGTGAAATCGTCAATATTAGGGTCATATTCTATCTTTTCAAGCTCATATTTCTCGTGTTCATCACCAGTAATTAGCTTGTAATAGTCATATTTATCAACCTCTAGGGCTTCTAATTCCATCTTTTCGAGCACCAGTACTGGAAATACGTTAGCACCTGATGCAACGAAGGCTTCGTTAGCTACAGATGGGTATTCCTGGTACATTCTAGCAGGGTCAGATGCAAAATCCCTTGATTTACGCCTATAAAACTTGATTTTCGGGATAAATTGGCTCTCTTCCACTGGATAGTGGTCGCCATCCCAGGTATCATACCCCTTTTTGAACAGGTCAATGAGGAATAACTCGTATTCGTTGAGTTCTCCTACCTCTTCATCATCATAATCTTCGTATTCATCAATCAACCACCAAGGGAAGAAGAACGGAATGAAGTTGTTTAACTTCTTCTCAGCGTTTCTCCACTCTTTATGGAAGTAATTTCCTTTACCTTTTGCAGTCGATTCTAGGAAGATGAATGTGTTCGGTAGATATGGTACGGTCTGCATGAGTGATGCGACCAGTTCTTCTCCATTCTCCCATTCACCAACCTCACTAGCATGTAGAAACTGCACAGTGTCAGACCTACCTGCACTCGTGTTCTTAGCCGTGGCTGTCTTAATGACTGAGCCAAGTCCAACTTGATTCCCCTTATCATCATACCTCTCAAACGACAAATCGTTCTTAGTGTTGTATTTTATACTTGGTTTGAATATAGGATTACTATTATCGTAATACCTACGAAACATCATATAAAGGTTACGTGCGGAAGCATCCTCGTGACCTATAATAACAGCCGTCTGGAAGCGATTAGTACTAGTCCACCAGTAACAGATAGCTTCTACAATCGTAGACAACCCCATCTGTCGAGCCTTGAGCAGGATAACCCTGACTGGGACTCCATTGAGTAAACACCAGATAACATAGTTAATCAGTGCCCTCTGCGGTTTATTGGGTATAAGCCGTTGCAGCTTACCCGATTTAGTTCTAATCCATAGGTTGTTCTCTATATACCTATATATGTCGTTTTTGATGTCCAGTATCTTCTGGCGTTGCTCCTCTGATAACTGGTATTCGTCCATTACTCTGTCTCTTCTCGATACTTCCTAAGTAATAGGTTAACCAGTTTGCTCTTGTTCTTTACATCTTTGAGAAACTCTAAGTTGTCATCCCAGATGTAGAGCTGAACTTTATTGATTTGTGGCATTGTCAGTTCCTTCCTTACCACTATCGCCTACGGCAACAGTAGCATCTAACATCTCTTTATCCATCTTAGCTTTCACCTCTGCAATTCGAGCGTATAACTTCTCCTTGTATAGTCTAACAGTCTTGTTAATTTGACTCTTAGACATACCCCCAGCTTTTAGCTCACGCTTCATTTTTTGGATACCGAAGTTAAACGGGTGTCGTTTTACTTCTTGGGTTTCTTCTTTGCTTGATTCCATAACTCCTCAATCGCTTTCTCTTCGTCTGCATCATTCGGGATAAATGCACTTTGTCCGTTAATTGTTAAATGAACCCCTAAGTCATTTCCTTCCCAATGGAAGTTGTTATTCTCTAGGTCGTCTATAATACTTAAACATAACTGCTGGAAATAGTCCTGATTAGGTATTAAACCTATCATATTACGCACGTCTCGTCTCATTTAAGCTCCTCTAACGCCTGTTCTATATTTACGTGTCCTACAAGCTGTTTCTGAACAAACATACCCTGGTCGATGCCTAGCAGCTTGATAGCCTGTATTCTGTCTGATGCCTTCTCATACTTAGAGTTGGCAATATTAGCTAGAGCTTGTTTTAGGTGCTCTGGCTGTAACCTTACTATGTTCTGTGCTGCCTGTATCCATTGTGGAGCTACATTCATAATAGAAGACGCATAACTTTCACTATACCCAGCCTTAATAGCTGCATGATAGGCGTTACCCCAGGTCTCTTCTTGCTCTGGGTCTAGGTAATACCGAAGGAACTCATTCTGCTGTGGCGAGTTAGTCCACTGATTAGCAGTTACTCCCTTCTCACCTTGCTTCCTGAGACCAAACTTCTTACCCTTCTTCGTAGTTTTCTTGACAACAGTCTTAGGCTGTTCCGCCTCGACATCAATCAGATCAACTAGTTCTTCGGTATCGGTTTCTTTAGTCATGCACGTATTATATCACACTCTGTACGAAAAGTCAATAGCAATGTTGTAATTGTCACTACCTTTCATTCAGACTAGTATTGTATAACGGGGGTAGGATGAGTCCATACCTTTCTAAAAAATGACTTGTGTGTATTTACTCCGATTATTCCCCCCGTGGTAATATAAACAACACACCCCAACGTGTTGCCCTACCCCACCCCACCTTACCATAACATAAAACTAAATAAAAACAAATAAAAAACAAAAGCATTATAAAACACTTACCAATCATTGTGCTTGTGTATATGTCAATGATGTGTTGTAATAAGCTATACCATAATGCCCAAGCATGAGGGGTTTGACAATACCATAGTTCTATTGCTTAATATGTAACGGGGGATGGTGTACTATTTCAGAGAGTTATCCACAGTGTAAATAATACAACATAAAATCATTGACATGCTATTGACGTATGTGTATAATAGAACACAAGAGGCAAGCACAACAATATAAACGCCTCACAGGAGATACAACCATGAAAGCACAAGCAAACCTAACACTAGCAAAACTAGTAACAGAAAACTACATTGACAGTGCAGACAGTAGCACAGACTTAGTATACTTTACAGTAGACGCACATGCACAACTTGACAAAATCATCGAAGCATTGTATACAGATAAAATGAGTGCTGGGGACATTAAAGCTACACATGACATGGTAAATACACATTTAATGGTAGCACTACAAGCTAAATTAGCATAACATAATGACCTGGATATGTCAATAAACTATCCATACTATTAAAACACAAACACATAAAAAGGGACAGAATACCATGAATTACAAAATGATATTACAACACATTATAGCGGTAATACTAATGGGATATACTCTAAAAAATATATTTACAGTAGAGATATTTAATCCTATACAGTCTTTAATGCTTATTGTGAGTGTAGTATACTGTGTATACGTCTATATGGTATATTGGGACATAACCAAAAACTAGCAGGGCATCGGGCGTTTGACATCTGTTGAGATTGTTGTATAATTTACAATTTGAGTATCATTATGCTTATGGCATGGGGATATGCAAAAATTACAACATAAAATGGTTGACAAAATGCAACTGGTACGATACAATAGAGACAGTCAGAAATGACACAACAACAATAATAATAAGCATGAAAGGCTATATATATGAAACTATATACAATAAATGCAACGTGTGAACAACACAAGTATACTATACAAGAAAATAAGACTAATCACAAGTCATATCCTGCTAGGGTTGCCGAGGTTCTAGCACAACATAAAATTGACGGTTTTACAATAGAGCGTGTTGAGGGATATTGGCAAGGTGTACCAGAGAAAAGCTATAAAATATCTGTAGCACTTGAGGATACATCGGTGGTTGACAGCATCTGTACAATGTTGCGTGATATGTTCCAACAGGATGCTGTAATGTTGACAGATGAGGTATTAAATGATATGCATTATACTGATGCAACATTCCCAGAAATCAAGGATATTCTTGACAGGTCATTGACAGGAGAGCAAACAGATGTTATAGGATTCAACGCTGATTATGCGAAGAAAATACAGACACTGTTTGGGGTTGACGGATTGACATTAAAGTTGAATGGTAAGCTAGGAGCGATGGTGTTTGAGAATACCTCGACAGACAACGCTGGTTATGGTTTAATAATGCCACTAAAGGTTAAATAAGGAGATAAGAAAATGAAACTATATATTGCAATAATTGACTGGGGATATTTTGACGAAACAAAAGAAGCAGAATGGTTCTTCTTTGCAGGTGAATCATACGAGTATGAAGAAATCAAGAAGAAAGCAGTTGAACACCTAGTAGAAAACGTGGATGTTGAAGCAGAGTTTGTAGAAATAGACAATTTATGGATTAACGAAGTTAATGAAGTAGATGGATATAAAGTAACATTGACAAAAGGAGAATAATATGAGCTACTTAAAACGAAATACACTACAAGATTTTGACGAAGCATGGAGATACGGAGCAACATTGACGCTAGAAGAGTTAGACCGATGGGATAAGCTGATTGATAAGCTGATTAAAGACCAAGGGGAAGACTCAGAAGTAGTGAAGCATGTAATCAAGATACGGGAGAACTACCTATGATAAAAGAACTTAACAATGTGCAAGCACCACAGGTTGAATATTGTGAGAATTGTGGCAAGAGAACAATATGTTATCTAGTAGGGTATATAACACCAATATCAAGGCAATTATCTAGGGAAGAGTGGATATGTACTGGTTGTGTGGGAGATATACTATGATAGACTTGAATGATGGGACTCACAGTAGGCACAACGAAGAACACTATAGAAATTGTCAACCATGTTACGAAGACCACCTTGACTTTATGCAAGAATGTGAGATGGATGCAAGATTAGATGCAATGAGCGAAAGGGAAGAATATGAAGAAGAAGACTAAAAAACCAGTAACAAAAACACCAGATGAAATTGCAGAAGAGAAACTATTAAAGGCTATAGAGGAGCATGGGGTATGAGCGAAATTGTAATTGACATTGATGACTATTTGACAGAAGATGATAAACGTGATTTAGTGCGTGAAGCATTCAGAAATGAAGCATCAAGACAAATGAACCGAGATACGATTGACAGATTCATAAGTAATATGAGTTACGAGATGGTACATAGGGACATTAACCAAGTAACACTAGAATACGACAGGAAACTACGAGAAGGCGTTGAAAAAGTAGTAAATGATATTACATCATATATCGTGTTTAGTTACGACAATGATTCATACGCTAGACAACAATTAAATAAAGCAGTCGATGCAAACGCTGGCAAGATTCAAGCGAAGATAGGGCAACTTGTCGAGGACTTGAGCGAGTATGATATTGGTGAAATGGTATCAGACCACGTTAAAGATGCAATCAGAGAGGCATTTTCAAAATGAGCAGAGAACCAATATATAAAGGTGTACTAGCCTTTAAGCTAGAGAACACCAAGTACGTGATACGATATGTAAAGGGGAATGAAGAGCTACTACACCGATTGCGTAATGCAGGTAAAAAGGGTATAGAAGCAGAAGCGTTTAAGTGGGCTGAAGAGCATAACAACGAGTTTGGTAATAGGTTCGAAACAGAATTGTACGATGTGTTCTGGGACAAGGTGTGGTATAGCATTAGACCCGAAAAATAAGTACCATGATTTGATTTTGTTTGTAGGAATTGCACTCATTATATGGGTAACATGCAGGGCATTGTTTATTCTACAACAATAAACCTATTGACTTTTACATCAAAGTTTGATATAATCCTTACATGTCATTAACGACATAACGGCACAATTAAACTAGGTGTAATCGAGTAAGTAGCCCATAAGGTGAAGTTACAACTGGACAAACAATCAATGAGCCACGTGTTCTCAGATTCACGTGGATAGTAAAAAATCGACACGAGCGTAATATCTTAATATCAAGGAATGTTCTGACGGCTTGAGCACCTTGTCCCCGATACTCTAAGGAGTTAGCGAGATACGCAAAACTGGCATACAGCCATCTAGTAGGGAAGTGAAATAACTAATCAGAATTGCACGGAGAAGTGCTACGGTGGTTAGGCTAGATAAGGGTATGTTCTCATTGGTTCGACACTGTAGTAGCTAACTTCTAATAGCTCGCCCGAGGTAATATCGGGGAAGAAGAAGCCGAAGGTGTAATTTAATGGAGGAGATTGAATATAGCGATGAGGTTACAGGACTATCCACTACACTACGAAGACACGAGTAAAACTAAGAAACTAAGAAAGAAGGATTTGAAAATGAGCGATAAAGTAACAACAAAGAAACCCACTACAGAAGTAGTAAAAACTAAGAATACATTAAGCGTTTACACATATTTGAACTTTAAGCGATTTGGTGTTATGGTATCCATTGATGATGGTATCAAAATTAACGTACTAGTATTCGAGACACATATCAAGTTTGAAAAACGATAGGGGAGTTTATGGCAAGGAAAAAGAAAGTAGAACATGTCGGGCAGGGGAATCTTCTATCTGGCGAAATCGAAGGTCTTGATAAACTTGTCAGTAAACCCGAGGTACTAGAGCACGAAGGATTGAAGGTTGTCAAGTTGGTTGTGCCACAAGGTGAAACACCGCAGTACACTACGACAGCATTAGAGATAGCTAGAAAACTAGCACCAGATATTAAGTCTAAAGAACGACCACCATGGTTACAACAGGGGTGGCAAGTCAAGAGACGCAAAAAGAGAGCAGGAGCATTATGATACAAGCACGAGCTATAGAAATAATGCTATCTGGCGAGAATGTACTATTGACAGGACAAGCTGGTAGTGGTAAAACATGGACAATCAATGAGTTTGTGAAACAGGCGAAACGTAAGCACAAAAAAGTTGTTGTTACTGCCACTACTGGTCTTGCATCATCACATATTGGTGGACAAACTATACATAGCTGGTCTGGCATGGGGTTAGATGACCACTTGCACGATGACTACATCTATACAATGAGTGAAACTAGGAAGAAAGACATTCGCAAAACTGATGTTCTGATAATTGACGAAATTAGTATGATGCATGATTATAACTTGGATATGGTTGACGAAGCCATGAGGATTATCCGTGAGAATGATAGTCCGTTTGGGGGGATTCAAGTTATCCTAGTTGGAGACTTCTTTCAGTTGCCACCAGTGAAACAAGGTGGTTCTGGTAAGTTTGTAGTATTCAGTAAAGTTTGGAAGCAAATGAATGTCAAGATATGTTACCTAGAGGAGCAGCACCGACAAGACGATGCGAGATTAGAGGACATCTTAAACGCCATGCGTGATGGTACGTTGAAACAACGACACATCGACCTCTTAAAGAGTCGTATGGGGCATAAGGCAACCGATAATGTGACTAGATTGTATACGCTGAACATTGATGTTGAGAATATCAACAGTGCAAAACTTGCAGAGATACCAGGAGATACGCATTACTATTTGCGTACAAGCCGAGGGCAGTCCTGGAACGATTTGCAAATACTGCAGAAAAATGTTTTAGCACCAGAACGATTGGAGATTAAACTAGGGGCTGTCGTTATGGCAGTAAAGAACGACCCAGAAGGCAGGTATTTTAATGGAAGTATTGGTGTGGTTACTGATTTTTCAACTGACGGTTTTCCTATTGTTGATTTTGGGGATATGTACGCTTATACTGTATACCCTCAAGAGTGGGAATACAAGCGTGGCGATAGGACTACTGCAGCGATTACTCAAATACCTATAAGATTAGCATATGCTATCACCGTCCATAAATCGCAAGGAATGACCCTGGATACCGCAGAATTAGACCTATCAAAGGCTTTTGTGGAAGGAATGGGATATGTAGGACTCTCACGAGTACGCAGTTTAGAGACCCTATATTTGAAGGGGATAAATCAACGAGCATTGATGGTTAGTGCAGTGGCACGAGCTATAGATGCTAAGTTTAAGGAGAAGAGTAAAGCAAATGAATAGGAATATTAACCTTATCGAGAAACTAATAACACGAAAGAGGTTACTAGACGAAGCAGCAAAACGCAGGGCTGAGAAACGCAGGAAGCAAAAGAAGTTTGCCAAAGAACAACGCAGAAAAAATCCCCAATAAAAAAGAACCCAGGCATAGGGGAGTCCTGGGTTCAAAGAAAGGAGTTAAGCGTAGAGTAACGACAAAGAAATCTCTACACCAGGTATTATACCATAACTCCTTTCAAATGTCAAGAGGTTTATAGGGGTAGTGATACAGAAATGTAAAAACTACAACACATTTTTACGAAAAAGGGTTGACTTTTTGAGTAAAGTTTGATATAATCCCTAGTATGGTGAAAGGATTAAATGGCACTAACATTAATAGTAATAGGGACTTTGTTGCTGGTTTTACTAGCATCACGCAAGTTTCAAAAGGAGTTAGATAAATGAGTAAGCTATTCAAATACAATAGCAAGCTGGTTGGGGTTACATTTGAAGGCAGACAAGCAGTCATCTCTACGCTAACTGGGAAAGAGCAGTTGCGTGTAAGACGTGAAGCTGACAACGAGTACGACCCGAACGCAGTAGCGGTAGATGTCCTCAAGGGCGAAGAATGGTTGCCTATTGGTTACATAGCAAAAGACAAGAACCTTGAAATTGCTAAATCAATGGACGCAGACATTCCAGTAGAGATTGTATTGTCAACCATCACAGGTGGCGATGGCAAGAGTTTTGGAGTAAACATTGAGTTGCAGTACAAAGAAGCACCTGCAGCAAAGACAGCACCAGTGAAGACAGAAGCAAAGAAAGCAGTTAAACCTACTAAAGAACAGATGCAACAGGTTCTAGCTTACCTGACTCAGGTAGTTGACGCTAGTGGCAAGAAGACTGTCGAACCTGCAACTTACAACAGTGTATTGCTGGGTAAGAACATCGAAGTTCAAGAAGTAAATGGTCACAAACGGCTAGAAGGATTCCTAAGCGGTAGCAAGTTCCCAGAACAGTTCTACCAAGAGTTTGACTCGAAGAGTATCCTCGAAGCTATCCAGAAGAAGCATGGTCTCACAGATGCTGAGATTAAGCAGATTAGCGAGATGTGGGACGTTAACAGTCTTGCATCAACCAACTTTGGCAACTCTATCCACTATGCGATGGAGAACTACGATAGAAACTATGAGCTAGGTGACAGAACAAAGTCAGTCAAAGAGTTTAAGACCAAACCACCAGAGATTGGTGCTAACAAGGCACTCAGTCGTAACCCAGTACTCAAGAAGATTGTTGAATCATTCCATGAGTTGTTCGGTGGTGACTACATCCGCTTCAATGAAGAGTTTGTATGGGATAGAGAGTTCAAACTTTGTGGCTCTATTGACCGTATCAAAGTAGTTGACCTCAAGAAACGAATCATCCGTATCCAAGACTTTAAGACAGATGCAGATATACACGAGAAGAAATACCAGTTGTCAACAAGCCCATTCAAAGAAGCTATGGGTAACGAATTGTTAGACTACCACTGGTTACAGCTTTCGTTCTACGCATTCATTCTTAACCGTGCAGGTTGGAAGGTCGAAGGCTTAGACGTTTACTGGATGAACGGTGAGAAGTTAGTCTCAGGTGAGAATCCTTGGGAAGAGTTCAGTCACGATGTGATTGATATAAGTGAAGTAATTTTAGGAGTAGAATAAATGTCACAAGCATATAAGGTAGCACAGGCATTCCAAGCTACAGTTAGCAAGGAAGATAAAACACCAAAGACTGTCGAGTTTGATGGTCACGTGTTTAACGCCTGGAAAGTCAAGCTGGAAGGCGAGACTGATAAGGGTTGGATTAACGTAAATAAAAAACCAGGTAACGAAATCAAGCCAGGCGATGAACTTTACGGAGACATCAACCAAATTGACGGTAAGTTCGGTACGTTCTATAACTTTAAGTCTGCTAGTCGTCCACTAGGTGAAGCACCTACACAACCAGCAGCACCTGTAAGTAACAGTTCAGAGCTAGATGGCACTGTACACGAGAAACTAGACCACATCATCGCATTACTCGAATCAGTAGTATTGCCAGATGGTGTAGCAAAAGTATTCCCTGGTGCAGAACCAACAACTGCTCCTGACCTAGACGATTTGGATATTTAACATGAACCCAGAGCAGACAGCCGAGATAATCGGTAAGATAATGAAGATTAACTATCAGTTGTCTGACGAAGCGTTCCTGAAAAGTTTAACAGGTGATGTTCTTTCATACATCGGGGTAAAACTCAGTGCTATGAAAGCATCCCTGTTAGAGGTCAAGGTTTCAGCACATAGAGATGCTATGGAGAAGGAAACCCTTATGCAGAAGGCTAAGGGAGAAGCATTCCTTCGAGCCAAAGCAGAACATAATGCTACAACAGCAGGTGACGCTAAGTACACTGATGAGCAGTTCATACAAGCACAGAATGAATATACTGAAGCTAAAGTACTTTACGAGAAACTCAAGTCAATCACAGCTGATACACACGACCTGATAGATGCTATCAAGTCCAGGGTAATTGATTTGCAGGGTGCACGTAAAGATGAACGACTCTCTTAGGTTAATCAAGAAGTTTGCTGGTCGCAAGGGCGGTAAACGCAGAGTGAAGAAGGGCTTCGCTAAAACCCTAACTAGTGAAAAGGCGAGAGAATATGCCAACAAAAGATGGTCTAAAGATAACGATAACGGGACAGACTCCGAGCAAGAAAAACGCCAGGATTAATACCCGTTCAGGAAGGTCATTTCCAAGCAAGAGATACACCGAGTGGCATAAGAACTCAACTAAAGAGCTAGAAACGATTCAACCCTCAGATTTCAACTGGATAAAGGGTCTAAAATGCGAAATAAACTACATGTTCTACTGCCAAGATTTGCGTAGACGTGATGTGAGTAACATGCTAGAGTCAGTCAATGACTTATTAGTAGACCTGGGTATCCTGGAAGATGATGATTGGAAGCATGTCCGAATCGGATGGGCTGATGCAGATTTAGATAGAGAGAATCCACGTGCAGAACTCAACATTAAACCCTATAGGAGATAAGACCCGTGAGTGGCAAGCGTTTACTAGGAAATGGAAGAAGGAACATCCCCCTCAAGACAACGGATGTTACCTATGTGGTATCTGTGGACACTGGGTGCTTGCTACTGAGACGGTACTCGACCACATACAGAGCAGGTCATCCGCACCCCATCTCGTATTCAGCGAGACCAACATCCAACCAGCACATTATACGTGCAACGAGAGGAAGGGTAGTTCTCACATTGAACCCATCGTTAGCAGAGAAGTTTATGACTTCCTAACGTGGATGAATAGTTTATAGTGGTGCGGTGCAACCCTGAAACATGGAGTAAGACGCAGTAATTTAGTTAAATGACTCTTTTTACAAGAGTAGCAGCCACTTTACTATTGACTTTTCAAGCAAAGTTTGATATAATACCATGTATCGAACGTGGAGATTTAGAGAGACCTGTCAACAACCTAGCGAGGTTAACCCGACATAATGACAGACTAGACGCATTGTTCTATACAAACTAACGAAAGGACGTTTATTCGTACAATCGTAAAATGGTCAAAGCCAGCAGCACTCCTTGCTGTTAGTGTAGTCCTTTTAGTTGCTTTTGTGTTTACGAAGATAGCACATGCTAATTCGATGAATCAGGCTCAACAGAGTGTTTTTCAGTCGCAACAAGAGACTAATAAAATCAAAACTCAACTTGAAGAAGTAAGTTCTGAAAAGCAGAAACTCAATAAAGAGGTTCAGCTAAAAGAAGAGAAGATAAACCAGCTCGAGAAGGAGAACTCCGAGTTAAAAGGATAAAGCAAGCTAAACTAGAAGCACAGCGAAAAGCTGCAGCTAGTTCCCAAAAGAGTGTATCTCGGGTAGCTGTCAGTGGAAACTGCTCAGATTGGCTTGCTCAGGCTGGTATATCAGATACCCATTCTGCGATGATTTTAATTAACAAAGAATCTGGGTGTAACCCTAATGCAGTCAATAAGTCCTCTGGGGCTTGTGGCGTAGCACAAGAATTGCCTTGCGGTAAATCTGGGTGTTCATTAGGAGACGGTGCTTGCCAAGTTAGATGGATGAAGTCTTATGTTGAAGGTCGCTACGGTGGCTTTGCACAGGCTCTAGCGTTTCATTACGCAAATAACTGGTATTAGTATCAAGGGTGAGCACCTGTTGCTCTCATGGAAGTCCCTCAAGCAACCATCGGTCAGTGGATGAGTGGGTGCACCAGGCATCACACTAGGTTCGAGTCCTAGCACTGGCATTTTATTCCCCTCGAGGGATTAGGTTTTGACCAAGAATAAAGCATGTTGGTGGTCTCCGTGCTTTCCCTATTTAAGTACACGTATGCCCTACGGCACGGCACATAGTTTGCCCTTGAAGCCAGTAGGTGTTGGCGTTCCGTTGCCCCACAAGACCATTAATAGGAAACGATAGGGGGCGATTACGTGTATTTACCGAGTGGGGGTGAAGATGGCGAGTCACAACTGTCTGTAAAACAGTTCCCTTCGGGGTTAGTTGGTTCGAATCCAACCCACTTGACCAATTTAGTTTATTTGACGTGTCTGGCATAGCACAGTTATAGTATGCCCCTTTCTGTCGCAGTGGTGTAAGGTAGTTCACACCCCCAGCTCGGGGATATGAGGTTCAGGTTCAAGTCCTGACTGCGACTCCAATTTGGGGAAGATATGGATAGACCAGGCGTAAATCCGCAAGTCGGAAACCCTTGGCACGAGAGTTCGATTCTCTCCTTCTCCACCAGACATCTGTCAACCAGGTGTAAGTCAGCCAAACGAGATTTCCGTAGAGCTGTTGATGACAGTTCCGTAGATTAACTCGCCAATCTCGAGCTATAGCTCCAGTATTAGTGGGAGTGCGTTCCCGTTACGTTTTAACTAAACAGGGGTTAATCACTCTGTGGCACGGGCTGGGAAACCTAGCCGAACTCGTAACAAATTGGTTGACAGTTGTTTTGTAAAGTAAATGAGGAGAATATGAGTAATAGAAATCAACCTGACGAAACAGAGCTTTGGTTACTCAACGAAGCTACGTTAGAAGAAATAGAGGATATAGCTAATGGCTAGAATAATCTTATATGACCTTGAAGTGTCTCGGTCAGTAGTAGAGGGATACGGCAACCGTTGGGACTTCAGGGTAATTAAGTTTATTCGTCCTCAACAGTTGATGTGTTACTCTTGGAAAGAGTTAGGTGAAAAGAATGTCCATTTTGTATCACGGCACGACTTCAAAACGTATCATGCGTTTGTCAAGAGCCTACAAGAATTACTCGATAGTGCGGATGTTACTATCGCACACAATGGTGGCAGCTTTGACGATAAGATGGCTAACAGGTTCTTCATCACTGAAGGTATCACACCACCAAAGCCACGGAAGACAGTCGATACCAGACGTGAAGCCAAGCGTTGGTTCAAGTTCGAATCAAACAAACTCGATGACCTTGGCGACTTTCTTGGAGTTGGTCGGAAGGAAACTGTAGGATACTCAGACCTTGAAGATGACTTCATGTCGGATAACCCAAGCAAAAAGACTATTAAGTTAATGAGGAAATATAATGACCAAGATGTTAAACTTCTCGAAGCTATTTACCTTCTTATGCGTCCTTTTATGTCTTCCCATCCTAATCTTGGTGATATTACCCAGCGTGATGCTGTTTGTCCTAAGTGTGGCAGTGATAATCTCCACAAGCGTGGTTTTAACAATAAGCGTAGTGGCAGTAGCCAGCGTTACCAGTGTCAGTCTTGCTTCGGTTGGTGTTCGGAAGCGTCAATTAAGAAAAAAGGTAGAGTTGTAAATGGAATCTAGTGAACGGTATGTACAGCCAGTACTACCAGGTATGTCAGAACGAGAAATATTAGAGGGTTTTAACCCAGAACAGTTGCTAGAATACAGAGGTTTTCTACTAGAGAGATACTCTGAACTAGAAAGAGCTATTCACCTAACGAATGATGTGTTAGATGGATACGGTGTTGAATATCAAGGAGATAATATAGTATTAGGGGAGAATTAGATGGCTAAAGAGTTTAGTTATGAGTGGTTAAAAGAACAGTTAGCACTCATGTCAGAAGAAGACAAAAAGTTTGTACTTGCTAAACTCGTGCCATCTATTTTTGTCACTCAGGGGGATAGAGTTGATACGTTCGTTCTGGAAGCTAATGGTAAGTGGTCGAAGGATAAGTACCCTCGTGAACTATTACCTGCAGTCAGGGCATATAAAACGGCATTGATTAAAGAACTCCGAGAAGCAGAATACTACATTCAGTACCTTCAGTCCGAAGGATGCTATCCTCTCGGTGAAATTAAAGTAAAAGTAACCTACGAGGAAAGAAAAGATGATAACGATTTATAAGACACCAACTTGCGTATATTGTAAGATGGTAGCGAAACTATTAGAGACGAAAGGAGTCGAGTATCAACTTGTTGACGTAAGCGAAGACCCGAAGCTACGCCAGGAAGTAATAGAAAAGTCGAGTGCGATGTCAGTCCCTATAACAGTTAAGGGAGATTGGGAAGATTTTGTCATAGGATGGAATCCCTCAAGACTGATGTCATTGATTTAGGAGTCAAGTATGGAAGTCGAGTCAATAGTAATATGTAAGAACGCAGATTTGGGATATGTTGCAAGCCTTCGGTTTGAGGACAGTTCACGAGACTGTGATATTGCACATACAGACAAGAACAAACTCTATAAAATGATTAACTACACAGTAAGAAAGGGTGGCTATGTCAGCGAATAACGTATTTATCGGTAAAGAACACAACGGTAAGTGGTACGGTTGGGACGAAATGGCTGAGATGAACATGGACGATGCGATAGACGGGTACAGGGTACTTAATTACGCATCAGCTATGGTCGAAGCAGATTCAATGGAAGAGCTTACTAAGCAAATGGACGAACGTAGCTACCTTGGATATGCTGAGTATGGTTGGGACTTTAGCGGTCATTTACCAAAAGATGGAACACCAATTAAGTTTATAGGGGAAGACCATAATGAGCAAATATCTCAAGAATAAGGGCTGGTTTATCACGCAAGATGGGAAAGTGATACGCAGTTCATCTAAGTTCATAAAACGTGTTGATGGGTGGAAAAACGTGGGGATAATGGCTAAAAAAGGCACGTTTAGAGTGACCTATAAGCCTGACTTTTACAATGAGTTCGATTTTGACAGTCCTGAAGACTTTTTGAACAAAGTTCTACCATGTTTTGAAAAAGAAGTATTGGAGCATATCTATGAAACAGATAGCAAAAGTACTAGTCGGCAGTAGACTCCATGGGTTACATACTGAGTCTTCTGATTTTGACTACCGTGGTATCCATATGCATGATGTTAAGGAAAAACTCTCTCCATTTCGTACGCTTAAAAATACGAGCTGGATTGAAGGGGACGAAGACAACACATCGTACGAACTTGCTGATTTTTGTAAGCAAGCAGTCCACGGCAACGCAACCATTCTCGAAGTCTTCTTTAGTGATAACGTCATCGAAACGTCAGCCATCCACCGTGAGTTACAAGAAAACTGGAAAAAGTTCATTGACACTAAGCGGTTTATCGCTGCATCCAGGGGATATGCTCACAATCAGTGGAATAAGTTTTACAATTTCGAAGACGCTGGAGTGCTCGGACAGCATAGAACTGCGAAGTTCGCTGTTGCGTTCCTTCGAGTAATGTGGCAGTGTGAACAGTTCTTACTATCAGGCACATTCAAGTGTAACCTGGAAGATTCAGACCTGTATCCGCTATTGAAGAAAATCAAGCCTATGTCTCTCGAAGAGATTAGACCATTCACTCCTGAGATTGTAGCAGCTATGGACGAAATGTCCAGGCGTGTAGCAGTTGCAGAGTCTGTTAGCCCAGTTATAGATTGGAAGCCAGACATAGAGTGGATTGAAGATTTCATCTACAGAGCATACAATAATGAGCTACTGGAATATAAATGGATGTATGAGGAGTTACAGCAGTGAGTAAGACATCAGCATTCCCGAAGATTCTACACATAGGGGACAAACAAATATTGGATTTGTTTGAGACAGAAGTAGAAATAACCGAAAAGATAGACGGCAGTCAATTCGGTTTTGGTAAGACACCAGAGGGTGAACTTATCATACGCTCAAAGGGGCGTGAAATAGAAGCAGATAATGCCGATAAGCTATTTTTACCTGCAGTTTTGTATGTAAATAGTATAGCAGATAGGATACCAAATGGATTTTTCTTCTA